GTTGCTGATCCATATGCTCCTGCTGTAACGCCAGTATTGGTGATGGAAATTGTTTCGGTTCCTGCTGGGTCTCCATAGACCGCAGTAATACCTGTTCCGCCAACAATTGTTGATCCAATAATATCCTGAATTGCTTCTGTAGAAGCAGACATTGGAATCCATGGACCATCTGGTGCTGTGCGACCATTGTAATAGTACATTACATTGTCTGAGTTGTTGTAGTATATCTGACCAGTTACTGGAAGTGACGGTGCAGATGATACGTTTTGAATTCTAGCATTAATAAGCTCATTCTTGTTGAGATTAATACTAGTTACAAATAGTCTTGCCATTTACTTTGCTCCTCTAAGACAGGTACGCTGTCCCTGAGAATGGTTGAGCCATTGTCAGTGTTAAAGTGTTGATATTATTATACTCTATACCAGTTTCTAATATGTCTCCGCCACTTGTTTTTACCGTCACATTTGGGTAAAATTCAAGGTTGTGGTTTATTGGAACGGAATAAACTGGGCCAGACTGTCCATTAAAAAGTGCCATTTCCCAGCTATACTCAAAGGCTATCTCTGTATTGAGAAGGTAGTTTGAGGCTCCAGCCCATGTCAGATCTGTGGGTTTTGGACCATAAAATCTTGTTGTGAGCTTATCATAATAAAAGTCTCCTTCAAGACCTAGGTTCTCGGCTGGAATACCATTACCATTTAATATTGTTTTACCACGAGGACCTTGTGGTCCAGGGCTGGATATTACAACATCATTAATAGTTTCTGTAATAACAACTTTTGGAATATTATCATTGTTGATAATTGGCATTAGATTGTAACCGATCTATTTAATGTAAGGAATCCTTCAAGTAACTTTATTTTATTACCATTAGAATCGATGACCATTAAATCATATGAAGATTTTGGATAGAATAATTTGTTAGTTTGGGTAGGGGTCATCTTAATTGTTAATTTGCCAAGAGCAGCGTCTATTGTGATTCCACCAGTTGATGGGGAAGTTAAAGTAAATGCTAATTTAGATCCGCCTTTTGTATCACGGACCTGCATTTTTGCGGTTGCACCTACTAAAGATATTGGTATATCGTTAGGGTCTTTATATTCTACAATAAAAGAGAAGGTAGTATTTTGATCTACTTCCCAGTTTTTTTGTCCTGCCATTTGCAAACTCTCCTAATAGGAAAACTCCTATGCTCATTTTAGCACAGGAGCTGTCCTAATAGCTTAACTATATTTTACTTCTTTGTAAATCCAAACGAATTTTCATTTGGATTAAGTGCCTTCAAAATCACTGGGAGACAGGCTGCGATTCCGCCCTTAATTAGGTCTCCTGGGTCAGTGTTTCCAGTCATGTAAAGAGCAATAGCCGCACCTAAAAAGTGACGCCCATAGCTTGCCAACGCTGCTAGAATTTTCTCTTGCATTGTTACCTTTCCATCATTGTTTAGATCTTCTTTTGTTTTTGACAATTTAGATCCTCCTTATTTCTGGGCCTAGTGCCCAGGAATTTTGGGTATTACCCCAATATTTATTATATACCCTTTATGCAGAAATGTCTACAATCTCACAATTTCCATCAGATGTACAGGCAAGGGTGGCGTTTGTAGAAGTTCCGTCTTCTGTTTCATAAAATGATAAATCTTCCCAACGAATAGACTTAGGCATCTGTGCGAGTAGGGAATCATATTCTTCCTTAGTTACTTCTTGATACGGGGCTTGCTTATATGTATGGTCAGAGTGAGGTAAGAATGAAATTCCAGATACCTCATCAAAATGCTTGTATACCCAAGCTCCAACCTCCATCCATTCGTCTTCTTTTACAGAAACAGTAATAGATGGCTTATGCTCACACCATGCACGTTGATAAACTAGCCATGTGTTTAAATGATCCAGGGCTGTTAGATCATTTCTAACAATTGCACCCTCTGGCGCCTTAACTGGAAATGAGAATACGTATGTGTCGTTTGGCTTCATTACATCATCTTCTACTGGAATTCCTACTTCCTTCAAAAATGTAGAGATTGGATCTCCCTTTGAGCCACGAACTGTACGAATATAATACGGTGAATGCCATGGATGCATTCCTGAAGATACCCCGACCAATTGAGATACTGTTCCAGAAGGCTTTACGCATGTAATAGCTGCAGACTCAGGAATCCCAATTTTCCCAGCCTCTTCTTTATTCATTTCACGAGCATACTCACGAAGACTAGAAAGAACTTTTTCTAGTTTATCAAGTCCTTGCTTTCCAGAAAAGAATTTGTGGCCAAACTGGCCAGTTAAAGAAACGCCAAGCAGCCTTTCCTCCTCTGTGTTGTCTTTCCAAATTTTACGAAGATATTTAAAATCTGTTAGGGTTGACTGCCATGTTCCAAGAATCGTTGCAAGGCGTACTTTATTTGCAACATCCTCATTTGTATCTTTTTCACGTAATACGACTTCTGAAAGGTTACAAAACTGATAAGGACGCAAAATAATTTCTGAGCAAGGGTTTGTTCCATAGTGTATCTCAGGATCCCTTCGTCCATATTTAGCTGCTTGCGCTTGTGCTGCTGCAACGTTGTAGATTCCACGTTCACCAGACTTTGAGTCATATAAATTTTTCCATTCTGCTATAAATTGCTCCATTGCTGGCTTACGAGAGTATGCCACAGAGTTATTTGAAAGTGCACGTTGAGTATTATTTTCCCACCAGTTACCAGACTTTGCTGCCGCCATTTCAATATCATTAATATTAGAAAGAGAAATCATGGCAGAGCGTCTTACTCCACCTACTACAACTACTTCACCAATTTTGCACATAATATCATGTGCTTCAATAGGTTTTAGTTGACGACCTACTGCATTCTTAAACTTTGCAATTGTAAAGTCAAAAAGATTAACAAGCGGTTGTGGTCCAGATGAACGCCCGCCCATCGTCTTAAGACGTGCACCCGCTGGGCGAACCTTGCTTACATCAATTGCTGGAATATGTCCTGTCCATAGCAAGGCTAGAAGTTCACGGTATGCTTTAGCCCATCCTTGCTTTGAATCTTCAACAACAATTACTGTATCTGATTTTTCTAAAGATTCTGGAACAGAAGGAAGTTTATTTACATACTTATATTCAACAGAGAATCCAACACCCGTACCGCACATAAGGATATACATAGTCTCATCAAATGATCTTGGATTATCTACTGGAACAAATGAACAATTGTATCCTGCTACGTTATCTCTTTCCAAAGCTGCGCCTGAAGTCATTACAGATCTCATTGAAGGCATAACGTTTCTATTAAATACTGCTTCTTTTAATTCTTCAACAAGCTTGCCTGATGGTTTGTATCCATGATTCTTTTCTAGGTGGCCTAGCATAAAATCAAAATATCGATCTACTGTTTCGCCCCAAGTTTCACGACGACCTTCTTCTGGAATCCATCTTGCGTATCGAGATAGAGCTATGAAGTTTTCGTATGGGTTAGCAATAGTTTTTGACATTTTTTAAATAACACCTTTTCTCCGCCTTGCGGTTTTATATTTTTAGTTGAAGTCCAATTCTACCAAACTTTAATCTAAAGGGGAAGGGGTTATGAAAATCTTTCTTCTAAATGACTAAACGCATTCTTAGTCAACTTAATCCAATCATATTCTTCATGTATTTTAGTTGACTGGGCAAAGTAGTATCCTGAATAAGCTTTAAAATTAACTATAGAATCGTACATTAATTCTTCTAGGTGTTTTCCGTCTGGCTTAAACATTAATCCTAAATGAGGATCTCCTACCGCTTTAGGCAATTCTTCATCTGAAAGCTTAGACTTAAGCTTTAGTGGACCTATATACTTTTTATACTGTGCCCAATCATATGTTGTTATTGTAGGCATTCCAGTTGCTAAAGCTTGAAGAGGAATAAATCCAAACCCTTCTCCCCAACTAGGATATATTAAAACGTGATGTGAGTGATAAAGAGAAACTAATTGTTCTGCAGAGTACTCGTCTTTAATTACTTTAATATTATTATATATATTTTCTGGTAATCCAAAATTACCATATTTATCATATACTCTAATTGTATGAGAATGATGAGACTTAATAGTAAGTTGATAATCTGGGTTGTCTCCAAACATCTTTATAAAGGTGTCTACTACTAGCTGACCAGATTTTCTTGGCGCTGGTTCTCCAACATGCAAAAACTTAAACGGTCTTCCTTCTTTTAATTCTCTTTTATGTGCGGTCCAAATTTTTTCTATTCCGTGAGTATATGTTTTAATTGGAACAGTAACTCCATTACTTTTAAAAACTTCTGCATTCCAGTCTGATGTTGCCCAAACTTCATCACACAGATTCATTCTTTCTGTCCACTCTGGCCTTATGCCAGTAGACTCCCATGGAGTATAGCCAATTTGATATTGGCCTCTATGCAATTTATAATGATGAGGTTGTGTAAAATTTAATTGTAATGGCGTGTTCGCATTCGTCCAAGTAACAATGTGTCCCAGGCTTTGTAGTGATCTAACTATATTTTGTGCTGCATAGCCAAATCCTGTTGCTGGATTTAATCCAGGTCTTGGTATAGATAATGATATATTCATATTTTTTTCTGGTTGACTGGCTTGACACCTACTGTCAAGTAATGCTACTATTATAGTTCGTTATCTCTAAAGGAGGAAATGCCAATGGAGAATATCAAACAACGTTTGAGCGATGTTGCTCATAACTGGTCTTATATAGGAATGATAACATTATTCTTATTTACTGTCCAGCCTGGGCCAACAATTACTCAAGCATTGCAGGTGGAAACACCTGTGAAATCTACAGTACAACTAAAGAAAGAAACCTTAGAGAAGTACAGCACTACTGTGTACAAGCCTTCTGAGACGCTAACAGACAGAGAACTAAAAGAACTTCTATCAGCTGTTGGTTTTGAAGGAAGAGCCCTTAAACAGGCTTGGGCTATTGCTAAGTCAGAATCCAATGCAAGGCCTATGGCTTACAATGGTAACAGGAAAACTGGAGACAGTTCCTACGGAATTTTTCAGATCAATATGTTGGGTAACCTCGGCGTAGATCGTAAAGAAAAATTTGAATTAAAGTCAAATATCACATTATTTGATCCAGTAATAAATGCAGAGATAACGTATTATATGACTAAAGGCGGAACCGATTGGTCATCATGGTCTTCCCTGAATGGGGCAAGATACCAGGAGTTCTTAACGGAATTCAAAAATTAGAAGGGTAGGGTTATGAAGATACAGTATGTGTCTAAATACCTACTTCTAGCAGAGAAGGGCCTTGTTCCTAGACTTGAATGTCCAATGGATCAGGGCCCTTTAATGTGCAACGAGACAAACGAAGGTATAATATATCTATACTGCTTATCTTGCAGTTTTAAAAAAGACGTGGGATTGGAATACTATGGAAAACTTAAATCAGCCGTCGATTCTAACTGACGGAGGAACTATTAAAGAAACTGACGCCATGGGGCGGGAAAAGTTTTGGGAAGATTTAGGGAGACCAGATGACGACGGAAAATAAAGAGCAGCCACAGAATTTAGAAGACAACCTGCCTATGGTTAACTATATTATGATGCATAGAATTTATGATCTACTAACATTAATCTCAAATAAGCTAGTTGGGCCAGAAGATACTTCTAAAATGGTTGAATATCATAGCCAAGGTTACTTGCTTGGGCCATCTCCTTCTTACACACCAGGAGATGAAGATGAATCTAAATGAATTTGAAAGCAAGGAAGATCAGTATCAAAATTACTATTCTCAGGTGCTACCAGTTTGTTTAAAATGTAGTTTATTTTCAGAAGTAGATGAAACATGTATTATTGAAGAAAAAAATATAATTGATATTGTAAAATCAGAATTTCCTATGTGTCCAATAGGAGAATGGTGAATAAATTATACATCGACCAAATTGCCTATAAAATGAATCGGGCTAAAAAGAACGGTTACGAAGACACTACAAAATCCTCTGAAGCTTTAAATTGGATGGTTGAGAAGATAGAGTCATATTTAAACAAATGCTTAAATGTAGAAAATGGTAACTGCTATATATCGTGGAAACATGATGATTGCAGAGTCTTAATGGAAATACTTTACGATTTAACTAAAGATGAAAAATATACAGAGAAGCCTTGGAAAGCTGACCCAAATAAAAAATTACTTTGGGACTAAAAACAGTTGACTTAAAACATAAGTTATTTTATACTTTATTAGTACGGGTTGTAGCATCCCACAGATTAAGCTCCCCGTATAATGTGTAGCAATACACTAGCAAGGCCCAATTGGATCCGCCTCCGATTGGGTTTTTTGCTATTGATTTTAAAAATTAAATATGTTATTATTAAAGTCTATAGAAAAGGGCGGATATGGGTCAATATCAAAATCCACACTACGATGTAATAATAGCAACTCCAGGAGCCAGTATGGAAAATGCATACGTCCTATCCCTTGTACACACAATAAATAAATTAAACGAGCTTGGAATAACCTGGAAATTTATTTCAAAAATGAACTCTGATGTTTCAATTGCTAGGGAAAATACTATTTTAAACAGCGATAACTTTATTCCAATATCTGAGTTTTCTAGGCCACTTACAGAGAATATTTCATATAATAAAATATTTTTAATAGACTCTGATATATTTTGGGAATCTGAAGATTTTATGGCTTTATATTTATCAGAAAAAGATATTATCTCTGGAGCATATATTCAATCTAATGGAATTAGCACAACGGTTTATGAAAAAGAAAATAAAGTAATGATGTACGAAGATATAAGAAGTAGGAAAGATATTTTTGAAGCGTTTGCATCTGGACTTGGGTTTACCTGCATAAAAAATGGTGTTTTTGAAAAAATACAAAGGCCTTGGTTTTCTCATGTGGAGGAGAAAAAAATGCTACAACCTGGAGAGTATTTTGTAGATTTAGTATCAGAAGATGTTTCTTTTATTAAAAAAGCTAAGATAAGCGGATTTAAATTTCACATAGACCCAAGCGTTAGAGTTGGGCACGTTAAAAAAGTACACCTGTATTGGTAATCTTGCCCCCTCGACACGATTCGAACGTGTGACGCAGGCCTTAGAAGAGCCTCGCTCTATCCTCTGAGCTACGAAGGGTTAATTTTTATTCTCTACCAGATCTTTGATAAGTTCTTATTCTATGACAATTTGCACAAACTACTTCACACTTAGCAATCTCTGCTTTTATTATTTCAATATCTTGAGTATGATTCCTGTAAGCAGAAACACTAAAATCTTTATCATCTGAGATGTGATCTAGATCAAGCATATAGTATGGATATTTTTCTCCACAATCTGTGCAGCCAAAGGATTCTTTATACTCTCTAATATGCTTATCAATAACTCTTCTATAGCTTCTTCTACGAGTATTGTAGTTAACCTTAACGCTTTCGCTTAAATGATAAGCGATGGTGCCTTTAGAGCACCCTAGTATTTCTACTATTTGATTATAAGTTTTGCCCTCAGACCTAAGCCTAATAATATCTTCTTTGTGTCTCATGGTTCGATTATACAAAATGGATCGAATCATGTCA